CCTACGCAAATTCCCCATCTTCCTGTATCATGTCCCATTTTTACTTCTCCTTTAGGTTGTGGGGGCTTTACGCCCCCTGTTAATTTTTAAATAAAACCGTATTTTTCATCTTCTATCCAACGATCTTCCATACCGTCAGAAATCCAAGCGTTTGATCCATAAGGAACTCTACAACCCCAATGATCCTGATTTATATAACCGCGATCATTAACTTTTTTTGCTAAAGCATCTGCATCATCCCAATGATAAAAATCGTGATCGTGATGATACTCACGCCCTTCTGCATCGTAAGACATAACAAGAAAAATTGTTTTGCCATCTCTAGCTTTATAATCTGTTGAAGCTGCGTGGGCTGAACCTTTTTCTATTTTAATTTCCATTTTTTGCTCCTTTAAAACTCTATACTGTTAACTTAATGTTAACACCTACAAATATCAACCCCTATAAAGCATTTATTTTAATTATTTTTAAAATATGTTAAGAAGTAGAAAACGGAGCCTTTATGGAAATAAATATAGTTGACATGGTTTTAGGCTCTGCAATGGCCCTTGGAGTTTGGTGGATACGCTATCAACACGGGGAGCTACGCAGAGTTACTATTTTATTGAACCGAACACGCGAAGAGCTTGCCCGTGAATATGTTAGTTTACACAGACAGGAAATAGATGTCGGAAGAGTTATTGATAGATTAGATAAACTTGAAGCAAAATTAGATAGAATTTTTGAGGTGAAATAATGGAAAATATGCGTCTGCCTATAGCCCTTGTGGGTGTATTAGCCATGCAGCTTGCCGGAGGCGTGTGGTGGGTGAGCCAACAGGCTGCCACCATTGAAGCACTCACGGAAGACATTGCGGTGCTCACGGCGTCTAACAGCGCTGCTGATAGGACTAATCTTATTCGAGATGTAGAGCAAAATAGTGATAACATCGAAGAGATAACAGATATTCTTGTAGAAATTTACGAGGATATGGAAGATGAGGATAGTTCTCTATATGCAGAAATTGACCAAATACACGAGGACGTAGGATCTATGGCGTCCCATATGATGGCTATTGTGAAGCTGCAATCTCGCATATCAATCTTAGAAAACACTGTAGAATTTACTCGTAAAGACGGTATTTAATATGGACCCCATCAGCCTGCTTACCACTATAAAATTAGGTATTAGTACCGGCCAGTCTCTCGCTGGCTTGAGTAAGCAGCTTGGGCAATTTTTTGACGCTACCGACAATGCAAAGAAAAAGTTGCAGAAAAAAGGCATTACCAGCTCAGACGTAAATAAAATTAGTATGGACCGATTTGCAAAACTTAGAGCTGCGGCAGACGCTGAGGAGCAATTAAAAGCTTTTATTTGTGACCCTAGACAATCGGGGCTGGGCCCATCACACTGGCAGACACTTCTTAAAATACGCAGGGAAGTCCTTCAGGAAAAACGTGAGGCTGAGGCTCAGGCTAGAAGGGACCAAATAGCAAACCAAGAGTTAATGATTACTGTAGTAGGGATAGCTGTACTTCTGGTTGTTACTTTTGTAGGCTGCACCGGCTACCTCCACTACATGGGCTGGCTAAATTTAAGGGATTATTTTCCATGATTTACGTTCTAATATTTTTACATTTTGTAAACACTGACAACCTCAGGTATTACCAAATTGGCTCTTATGGGGATCTTGAGAGTTGCAAAATCGAAAAAGAAAAAGCTAAGATCATGGTAATTCATTCAAGTATGGCTTTAGCGTGCCTCGCCGTAAATCCGCAACAATAGAGAAGAGAAATGGCAAGTTTGCAGCTTATGATAAAAACGGTAAACTGTTAATACTTAGCCACAGTTCCAGATTAGTGAAAGGTTATCTTTATGGACAAGGAAGAGAAGGAAGCTTGGGACCTAAATGGAAACGGAAAGATTGATCCTGACGAGCGTGAATTACTCTTAGATAATAAAAAAAGAGAAATTGAAGACATGGACCACAAGCGCAACGCGCAGTTAAAAATGACGTGGGTGGCTATAAGTGGCCTTATTTTCTATCCGCTTGGCATCGTTGCAGCTTCCATAGCTGGGTTTGATACAGCCGCTGAATTAATTGCTGACATTGCAAATATATATATTGTCAGTGTATCAGCTTTAGTCGGGGCTTACTTTGGCTTCACAAACATGGGGAATAAAAAATGATTGCACAATTATTAGGTCCCGTTGCAAGCCTCGCAGGGTCTTGGCTGGATGCAAAGACAACAAAGCAAGCAGCCGAAGCTAAGTTAAAACTTACAGAGGCAGAAGCGCGTAGTAAAATTTTACTCTCAGAAAAAACCTCAGTGGCCGACTGGGAGAGGATTATGGCGCAGGGTACGACTAATTCTTATAAAGACGAGTATTTAGTAATTTTGTTTAGCATTCCATTAATTTTGGTTTTCACAGGTAAAAAAGGGCGTGAAATCGTTGCAGAAGGTTTTGTAGCACTTCAAGCCATGCCGGAATGGTATCAATATACATTAGGAGTAATCGTAGCTAGTAGCTTCGCCGTAAGATCAGCAACTAAATTTTTTAAGAGGTAAACATGACATTTAAATTAAGCAGACGCAGCCTAGACAGGCTGGAAGGTGTAGACGAGGATCTACAGTCCGTAGTTAAAATGGCTATCACATTATCAAAAGTAGACTTTGGAGTTATTCAAGGCATGAGAACCCTTGAACAACAGAAAGAGCTCGTCGCCTCTGGGGCCAGTCAAACGCTAAAGTCTAAACACTTAGAGGGTAAGGCAGTCGATCTTATGGCATACGTCAACGGACGCGCCTGCTGGGAGCTCAATGTGTATGATGATATAGCTGACGCCATTCGAGATGCGGCTATACAAGTAGGCGTTCCTATTTGTTGGGGAGCTGCATGGGGCACGCCTCAGGCTAAATACCCAATGGATATTCGTAAGTGGGAAGGCACTATGGAAGAGGCTATGAATGCATACATAGACCTTAGACGTTCTCAGTCACGAAGACCATTTTTAGATGGTCCTCATTTTGAGAAAATAGACTAAGTATCACCTTCGGGCCGTATCTTCGGCCTAGGTACACCCTTGCTCATTTTGTCTGTTTTTTTGCAGAGCATCGCCTCTGCGTCTAATTGTATGTAAAGTGGACCGTTGTCTATCATTGCCTCTAGACACATCTTTTCGCTTTCATACCAAATAACGGTAAAAACATTTGTATTCGCCACAACATAATAAATAAAAAGTCCAGTAATATATTCCATTGTTTCAACTACTCTTTCTGTTAGATAGAAGTTCGCGACGGCGACGTTGTAATACTCTGGGTGTAATATAACACAAAATCGCCGTCGCACGAATTACCTAGGTAACCCGTATCTGCTTTTCACCTGTACTACTGCCTGCCTCGAACAACCTAGCACCTGACCACACTCTCTTGGTGTGAGACCTTTTTTTAAAAGTAGATTTACTTTTTCGGCTTTTTCTGAAAGCTCTAATATTATTTCTGGTTTTTCTACCCCTACGTTTAAATCGCTAATAATTTTATTAGGTTGATAAGAATTGCGACTTTCTCTTTTATCTTTTCGCTCTTTTTTACGTAAGTCTTTCCAAGCTCTGCTATAAGCATATTCAAATTGCTCAGTTGTTAACCTATTCGCCATCTAGTTTTCTCCTAAGCATTGCCAACAAAGTTAATATTTCTCCGCTGTGGTGTACGTTAGGGTCATCAGCACGTTTCTGGTCATCTCTGATTATCTCAACTTTACGCTCTAACCTTTTAAGAATTATTTCTATTTGTTCATTCATATCTCTCTCCTGATTTGTTTATATCGTTAACTTAGTGTTAGCTTAAAATAAACACAAGAAAAAAATGCCCCACCGTTTAAGTGGGGCAGTTCAAGCAGTGTTGTAGAGACAGGGAGAGAGAGCTCTACTGTATACAAGATATTGTAGTTACATTTGCATTTAAACACAATACGTCGTAAACTTGCGGTGTTTTAATAAAGGGGATCTTTTATGGATCAAGATCAAATAGATGAAATTTTAGACGCTATGAAGCGTCCACATAGAATATCAAATAAATTTGCACTTCATCAAAAGTGTGCAGATGCGGCTGTATTGATAGAAAGTTTAATGTCTGGCGCAAAAGAAGAAGCACCTAAAAAAGATACAAAAAAAAAGCGAGCTCGTGACGAAAACGGGAGGCTCAAAGCTGATGACCCGTCTACTCCAGAAGTAAATGAGGCTTGGGATTAATTACCTAAAAGCGCCTAACCCAAATTGATTTAATAGCATTTGGGTTCTGGCATCTCTATCTTTATTTTCTGGGTTTAAGCCCATCGAGGTAGCAAGTCTTTGTGTTCCAGACGTTGCAGCTCTAGATCCTTGTCGCGCTCTTTCAATAGCTGGGACCAGTGCTTCCATTAACTCTGCTTGCTTTCTTAATTGCTCAGGAGCCATGCGCTGCGTAAGTATGGGGGCAATTTCAGAAGATACTTCTTGTATTCTTGTGGCTTGATTAGGCCCAGAGACACTATCTAACAAGCTAGATGCGGCAGTTGATGTGACGCCTTGCTGGCCAACAGTTTCACTTAAATTTTGACCTACTATCTGTTTCATTCTTTCCATTACTAAGCCACGAATAGCTGTTTTGGAATTAGCGTTAACCATTGCAGCTTGCATAAGTGCAGATGATGTATTGTTAATTTGTCCAGATAAAGTTTCCATAGCTCTATCGCCTAACACCATAGCCATTTTTTCTTTTACAGCTCTAGTATTTAAAGATTTTAAAATTGCTAGATTTTCTATAACGATTGCTTCGTTATCACCTCTTGGGTTTACTCTAGCATTTGCAGCTATTTCATCTATTCTGTTTCTTAATGCTTGCCTTAGTTGCTTCAAGCCTATTTCATCAACTGTCTCAAGAGCGATTGTAACGTCTTCTCTAGTTATTCTAGGGCTTAATATGTCGTTACCTAACTGAGCTGCTAGTTTCTGGTCTATAGCATCCTTACCAGCGGCTCTGGCAGCTTTATAAGAAGGATTTATTTCATCTAAAGAGTTTCTTAACAGTCTAGCCAAGTTAAATTTAGATTGTGATGCTGCGTCTTCCCCAGCTCTACGTAGTGCCTCACCCTTACTGTAGAGCTGCCTTGTTACATAATCTATAGTTGCAACTGATGGATTTTCAAAATCTATAGTTTCTCCAGCTTCTCTAAGTAAAGTTTTAGCACCGGTTAAATCTGTTGGGTCAACTCTACCAAGTAGATCTATAACAGCCTGACCGCCTTCGTCAGCGTTGTTAATAGAGAAATCGTATGCATCTCCGTAAAGCTGTCTTCTAGCTTTTGCAGTGTCTGACATTATTTCAGCTTTTTGAGTTTTTATACCTCTACTTATTGGCCCTAGTAATTGAGTTAAAACATCATCTAAATCATTTGCAGCTACTACAGATGTATCTGTAATATTTTCTTTTGCTATTCTAGCGCCTGAACTTGGAGAGTTTACAACAACATCTAGCAATGCTGAAGTATTAGGACCTAGTGTTGATATAGAGCCATAGGGCCCAGATGTTTGAGCACTTTCTACAGCGTCGGCTGCATCCATTGCAAGAAAATCTTCTACAACTTTTCCAGCGTCTTTCTTAAATCCAATTTTTTCTATTATGTCAGAGATTGGCTGTTGTAAGTATTTACCATATAAGTACCCAACACCTTTTGAAACCGGCACACCGCCACCGCCAAACAGAGCACCCGTACCAGTGCCAACTTTTACGCCGGTGGTGTAATCGCTAAAGTCTCCTGTATTCACTAGATTAGGTAATCCTGAAACAGCGCTTTCTGCTCCTCCTAATATTCCTCCATAGGTTGCGCCTTGGCCTATTTGTCCTAGTAAACTGGTAGATGTAAGAGGTGGCGCAAATGCAGCTCCACCGCCAAGAGCAAACCCAAGTCTGGAAAGCCTTGAAGCTATTGGGGCTTCTTGGGTTCTTCTGTCTATGGCGGTTTGCATAGTGTCTAAAGTTGTTTCGTATGGAATGCCTGTATTATAACTTCTTGCCAGCGCCCCACCTCTTTTGACGTATTCTCTTAAAAATGGAAAATATTCAAAAGCAGACGTTGCCCTAGTTGGTAACTCTCCAGCAATTTCTTGAGCTATTTCACCTCTTGATATATCTCCAGCTCTTTTTGCGCCTTCTCCAGATTTCATAATTTCTGAAATTTCTGTTAAATTGGTTGTACTATACCCACCTTTTTGGTCTACAAATACAAGACCTCCGTCGGCCTCACTACTAACTACGTAGCTACCATCGTCATATTGTTCCACAAGTTTGTAACCCTCAGGAACCTGAACTTCCGTTGTTTCTTGTTGTGTCCAAGACGGTCCAGAACCTGAACCGCCATCTGTTGTCCAAGAGGGTCCACTCATAATACTTCTTTCCAGCTAGATGCTTTATTTTTTTGACCGCCTGTATATTCAAAATATTTACCATTATCATCTTTAATAAGATCACCGACTTTTGCATCATTAAAATTGATATAATATTGGTCAGGCTCTTGAAGCCAATCAAATGAGTCAACTTTTTCTTGGCCGCCCAGAGCTTCTATTAATTTTTGTGGGTTATTTGTTTTTTCAAAAGCTCTTCGTATCAGATTTTGATATCTTTCCCTTATTTTTTCTAAATCTTTAACAACTTTTTCTTGAGATTGATTTAAATTTAATCTTTGAATATCAGCTTCTAAAAGAGTTAATTCTTTTTCTGATACCGCACCTAATGTAGCTCCAGTTGCTTTAAGAGCTTTAAGCGCGTCTAATGCCATATTAGATCTAATTGTGTCTACGTCTATTCTAGCTTCACCAGCGGCTGTAAATGGAGCAACCCCTGTAACCATTCCCCAAAAACCAGTTACACTAGGATTATTTTCAACTTTACTAATTAATTGGTCTATAGTCTCAATTCTGTTTACAACATTTGAACCAAGTTCACCTTCTGTATCTTCTAAACCTTGCAGCCTGTTAGCTTCAGTTATCATCATTGTTGCAGCTTGAACTAAACCAGTTCCAGCTTCTCCCATCATTGGAGCTTGCATCATTAATTCTTGAGCAGCTTTCCTATAATCACCAGCCGTTGTTAAACCAGAAAGCATACTGCCTGCCCCACCTAACATTTGCTGCATCATTGTATTTCTTGCCTTTGCAGCCGTGGCTTTTCTATTTTGGTCAGATATCTTTTCAAAATTAGACATTAATCCGGTTACTGCGCTTCCCTCTTTACCCTGCAATGCTCTGCCTGCATCTCTAATACCAGCAAATGCAAGCATACGTTTTTGGTCTTTAGATAGAGTTTGCTGTGCCGGCGTCTGGCTTTTTTGAAATTGACTTAAAATGTCTTGCATAGCTGTAGCGTCAAAAGTGTTTTGCAATGAAGCTGGCGGCTCAACGTTAGGCTCTACATTAACCACTTCAGGAACACTAGGACCACTGCCACCACCATCATTAGGTGATATAGATAAAGGTGGAACTACATTTAAAAGCGCTAACTCTTCAGACGTGGCTTCAGCACCAACAGGTATACCATTAATATTTATTCCTTGTTCCGCAAGTGCGTCTAGATCTGCTTGAGTTAGTCTGTAAGCTTCTTCCATTAGTTAACCTCCAAACATTGCTGGGAAACCGCCGCCAGTTCCAAGTGCTCCACCAGCTTCTAATAATTTACCAACTGTACCCATAGGATCTTTTTCTGTTGTAGTTCCGTATCCAGTTGGTATGGCGCCGGCTGCGCCTGTAAGCACTCCAAATTTTCTTAGTGGGTCTGCGTATTGACGTAAAAACTCTTGGTATTCTGCGTCTAAACCGGCTTGGTCTACACCTCTTTCAAGACCGCCTGCCGCAAGTTGTCTGCCAAGTATATCCGTCTGAGCTCCTAGACCTGATATGCCAGCCCCAAGCATAGACTTGGCAGCGTTCATTCTTGACATATCTTCAGCGTTTGCTCTCTGCACAGCCCCTAAGTAACCTTGTGATTGTAAATTACCAATAGTTTGCCCCATGTTAGCTTCAAAGGAGCCCTGACGTTCACCTTCATACAAGTCTCGTCTAGCTCCACCAAAAGCTCCTCGTGCAATCATATTAGCGTCTTCGCCTACACGAGCCTGAGCCCTTTCTCTAAGCATACGATTTACAGTTGGGTCTACAACATTAGACGTAAATTGATTTGTGTATTCGCCTATGTCAGCGGCTCTCTGTGCCGGCGTCCTGTTAGCCATGTCTGAAAATATACCGGATGCTGCCTGTATTTCAGAAGGCAGCGTCAGGGCCCCGTAGCCTGTCATGGCTTGCTGTTCTAAATCACTTAGACCAGCTACTCTGTCGCCGGTGTATGCATCAAACTCAGTATTTTTTATATCTTCCGCAAAAGGCATAAGTGTGTTTGTTAAAAACGCCTTTTGAAATTCTGGCATTTCCTTTGTTGTTGTCTTCTTGCCCACGATTAAATCTCCATCTCATAATGTCTGTACGTTTCTTTAAACCCTACACTTCCTGCAAATTTGGAAAAGCCGATACGGCCATCAGCTTCAATGCTAGATAATTTAGCTTCTGTCGCTAACAACTTTAAAACTTTTATAGCTGCCCTCATCCAAACTTCCATGTCTACTCCACCCATAAACTCTATAAAAAGTGTGTGTCTTTGAGGGTGTTTTACGACGCTAGTTGTAAACGCCGCTGCTAACGTGTCCTCAATGTATACAGTCCACATAAGAGACTGATTGCTTACTATGTCGCCAACAACATCTTCCAGTGACGCATTACGACTGTTGTTCTCTATAGCCGGTTTCAAGATATTTATAACCTTAGGCAAAATATCATCGATATTATCGACTACAGGCCCAACCTTAATTCTTGGCCTTGTTTTAAATTCTACAACATTATCAAGCATTCGTCGAGCCTACCATGTAGCTAATGCTACTCTTTTCCAAATTGCAGTCGATCCGTCGTGACCGGCAGTGCAAATATATATGTAATTAGTGTCCCAGCTTATCATGCCAGCTACATCTCCAGCCGAACCTGTATTAGCGCTGGGCACAGCTTGTTTAGTTGCTAACTGTCTAAATGCATTATCGCTAGATACAACAGCATACTTTTTGGTTTTATCCCAAAGTAAAATTCCATCTTGTGATGGGTTATCTTCAGGCGTTTTAAAATACAACTTTCCTAAATTTCTTTGCAGATAATTATTTATTTGCCTACCCCATTGCGTAATATCTGGGCCAATAATTGGAAGAATAGGAACCGGCACTATCGTTTACCTCCGGCTGTTGTTTCTAATCTCATTACACCTACACGCCAACTGGCTGGCCTTATACCCTGCACCCTCATACGTAACTGTCTGCCGCTAAATCTAGCGTCTGTAGGATTAGCAGGAGTAAAAGGCCCGTGTGATGTTTCCGTGTCGTTAGGGTGAAGGCGTGTTTTAAATGTCATATTCACGTCACCTTGCGTGACTTCATCAGGTATAACAGATGAAACTTTAGCTATCTGGTCACCATTTCCAATCGATATTGGGCCCGTTTCCGCAAAGATAGTGCCATTGTCTACGTTAAAACCAACCTCGTGTTCTTTTATGTTTGCGTGTGTCCCGTCATATTCTGCCATAAACGGGTATCTAAATACTCCACGCTGTACGCCAGATGTTCTTGATAGTTCACCAATCATCCAATGGTTTTCGTTATAATCGTAAGCTACGTAACGATCTATATCTGTGCTATTAGCTGAAGGATAAAACCACCATATTTCTCCATACTGAGGAACACCCATAGCCCATATTTTGGATTGCTGAGAAGTGTTAATGTCGCCAAATATATAATCGTGAACGTCACACTTAATTGTGTTGACACTGTTACCGTCGAATAAAAAGAAATTTTCTTGCCCAATAAAGAAAACGCCACGGTCTGTGTCTACAGCTCCACGGCTGGTTACAGTTCCGCAAGATGTGCCAACCCTCTCAAACCGGTAAATATCGGGTGGGCCTGAGTATACAGCCCTAAATGCGTCCACGTCAGTAATAATGAAAACTTGGCCTCTGGTTCTTATGCCTTGCATAATTTGACCAGATGTTTGCAGCTCCGTGTCTCCAGCTTGGTTAGTGCTTGCCGGCGTCCACAGATTTCTATCTTCAAATGAGCACCATTGAACTTTACGAGAATTACCGCCAGCCCCCAGAGCAAATATAAACCGTTCTTCTGTTACAACTAAACCTAAATTACTAGTCGGTGCGTTAGTTATTGGTGTTGCTACTGTGGCTAGTTTAAGAGATGTTTCAGTTACATTTACATTTTGCTCTGCATTTGTAGCAGGATAAATTTGTATTGTAATGCCAGTATCGTCTGTGTCGAACCTATAAAAACTATTGCCAATAGGTAAGGTTTCATCAAGTAAAACTGTCGTAGTTGTTGTGCCTAAGACTTTAACTTTTAGTGATGGTATTGTTGACGCATCACTATCAGCATCAGGGTCAGTTACATTTATTGTAAAATGATATTTAGCACCGTTAGTTAAACCAGTTATATTTTGTTCTAGATTTGCCGCCGTTGTGCCTGTCCACTTGGCCTCACCACCACTTATTGCCCAACCAGTGCCAAGCGTCCAACCAGTACCAACAGTAAAGCTATTATTAGTAATTTTCTCAGCACCGCTAGAAATACCTAAACCCCACTCTAAAAGCCTGCCATCATCATAATGACAGCCAACCATAAGTTCGCCAAAATTATCTAAAGTCCAAAATGTAGCAGGATCAGGAATAGAGTTTGCAAGTTGTTGTCTTGGCGTTCCCCAGAAACCTACGCCATAAGATCCTTTACCATACCCAGCAGATACAGCCGCATCTTTACGCCCTGTCGCCAAATTTTGTGGAGTAATGTCGTAACACAAACCGCCACCCGTCATGGCAACTAAAGCATTGTGAGAACCGCCGGCAAGCCATGTACTTTGATTAAGGGCCTCCCAAGCGTGCATCCCTCTAACTGGCTGTAAGGCAAAATCTTGCTTTCTGTCTTGCCAACCACCAATAGGACGCAATGAACCGTCCAACCATCTGACTAAGCTACCTTCACGCCATCTGCCAGATTGTTCATAGTCTGTGCCTATTCTGTAAAAGCCAGATGGTATATCTAAAGGTACTAAAGTCATATTAAGCCAATTTCATTATATACGCCAAAGCATAATAAGGTGGTCTGTTTTCGTGTGCGCCACCGCCCCCTGCATTATCAACCGTTAACGTGTGAGTGTGTGCGCCGCCACTAGCAATACTTACCGTGTGAGAGTGTGACCCTTCTGAACCTGTTGTCTTAGTTTGCAAGCCATTTGGGTTCCAAGTTGTAGCGTTAAAGTCGATGTCTATGCCGGGGCTTAGTGCGCTTTGCAAAACATAACTATCTGTATAACTGTGCGTGTGCGCCCCTGCACTGTTTGTCGTTCCAGTATGAGTATGCGCTCCACCGCTTGCCGCTGTACCAGCGTGATTGTGGGCAGGAATATCACCAGTTGCTAGTGTAACTGTATTTGCACCGCCACTGTTTCCAACATTGTAAGTTCCACTGCTATCAGCGTCAGCGTGAACAATAAATTTACCTGTTAAGTTAGGTGTGCCGTTTGAACCGTTACATAATGCCCAACCAGTTGGAATAGCAGATACCGCACCTGACCACATAATAATGCCGCCAGTAGGCATTGCCTTGTTAACGGCTGTGTCAAGTAAATCAAAATTACTATTGAGAGTATTTCCCCATGTTGAATCGCTACCCCCCACGGTCGGCTTCGTTAAACCTAAATTTGCTGTCGTAGACATATTAAATTCCTTTTCTTAAACCCAACGTACCATTTTTCTAAGCATCCGTCCACGTTCCTGACGCTGCACCATCATCCACCCATGTACCTGTTCCAGCACTGTCATTAGCCCATGTGCCTTGATCTTGTGCGTCATCACTCCAAATGCCGTCACCTTCGCAATATCCTGCCAACCAATAACGCTTGCCTGCAAATACAATATTAGCTCCTACTGCATTTGGGTCAATCTCGACATATGGGCTTAATGCAGTCATTCAGC